GATGGCCTCGTACTCGTCCGCGCTGACCTCCCGATCGAGCGGAACGATCAGACGGAGCCGGGGCTTCTCCGGTGTATGCTTATGCGTGGAATATACGGCCCACGCGCACTCAAGGCAGAAGCTGTCCCGGATCTCACCAACGAGATCCGCTGGCGCAAAGTCCGCGTCCAGCGTCACGATCTGACGTGCGTCAACGTTTCCGTTTATACGCCGCCCGGCCTTAAGATGCCCGCCGACGAAGCCGCCGATGTCCTTGATCTGGTCCTGCCGGTCCTTCGGCATTTTCATATACTCGGCGTGCGTCTCGTATGTCTGCACGCTCTCGGAGAGGCGCTTCAGGAGCACGGACCAGCGGGTCTTCTTATTCTTCCAGTGCGTCTCGAAGCGGCTCTTTCCTTCCGAGATGATGAGGTCCGCATCGTACTGCACGCGCTGGATCCTGTCTTCAAGTCTTATCAATTCCGCACTCATTCTTTATGACCTCAATGTCCTGCAGCAGGGCGATGCCTTCCCGGCGCGCCCGTTCCAGGCCCTTCACGCACTCCCGGTATTTTGTGCTGGCTTCCGTCTTCTTTTTCCGCAGGTCCTTCAGCCTTCCCCGCGCGGCTTGAATCAGTTTAGGCTCGCCGATGCCCCGCAAAACCTCCAGGTTAAGCGCTGCTGCCGTGACCGCCTTTTCGGCCTCTTCGACCTGCTTCTTGAGCTCGATCGCGCTGGTGTTTCCTCTGGCGATTCTCTGCCGCACGTCCTCGACGCGCTCGTCCAGGAGCCGGAGGAGATCCGGTACCCGATCGACGTCATCCATGCGCATGATTTTCAGGAGCTTCCGGATCCGCGGCTTCGACGCCGGGAAGAACTCGTCCACGTCGATCCGCATGGACCCGCGCCCGTATTTAATGTCCAATATTCGCATTTGCTTCTCCTTAATCCTTCTTATAGAAGGGCGTTATATATCCGTCGCCCCGGAGCGGGAGCCCCGGCGCCCAGCTGATCGGAGCGCCCATGGCTGTGTTGATCTCTTCCAGGGCCTTATTCGGGTCTCCCTTGACGTCCACGATCATCTCGTCGTGGACGTGCATCACGATGTCGTAGCCCATCCCGTCGACGATCCGCATGGCCTCTGCGAGGCAGTCCCGCGCCGTAGCCTGCACGATGTTCTCGACGATCTTCCCGCCGTAGGTCTCGACCTCCTGCCACTGCTTTGTGGTCTGGTTGACGCCCATGTAGGTGATCGACTCCTTCCAGCCGTCCTCGCGGATCCTGGCGTGCCAGTAGCACAGCCGCCGTCCACTTGGGAGCTTGATCAGGAGGTTTCCGTCCCAGTAGGAAAACTCGATGCAGACGTCCTTCCGGACGCTGTACGGCCTTACCGCGCCGCCGGCCATATACTCCCTCTCGGCCAGGTTCTCCGCCGGGATCCGGATGCCACGGCGCACGGTCCGCTTCTCCCTGATCGCCGTCTTAGCCGCTGCCTCGTAGTCGCGCCACAGCTTGACGATCATGGGATTGGCGAGCCGCCAGTGGTCGACGATACTCTGCATTTCTTCCTCCGGTATGGACCCGGAAGAGTCCATGGCCTTCATAGCGCCCACGCCTCCCTGGTAGCCGCAGGCGAGCGTTGCGATCTTGCCTTTTTGCCTCAGCTCACCGTTGATGCCGTGCTTTACGACCGGGACGTGGTACATCATCGAGGCCGTCTCGCAATAAATGTCCTTACCGGCCCGGAAGGCGTCCAGCACCCACTGCTCGCCGGCGATCCATGCGATCACCCTCGCCTCGATCGCTGAGAAGTCGCTGACCACGAAGGTCCGCCCCTCCGACGGGATAAAGGCCGTCCGGATCAGCTCCGAGAGGACGAAGGCCGTCTCTCCGAAAAGCGTCTCCATGGTCTCGAAGTCGCCGTCTGCCGCGAGCTGCCTCGCGAGGTCGAGGTCCGGCAGGCTGTTCCGGGCGAGGTTGTGCGTCTGCACCAGGCGCCCTGCCCACCGGCCGGACCGGTTCGCGCCGTAGAACTGCAGGATCCCCCGAAGCCGGCCGTCCGCACAGGTCGCGTTGAGCATCGTGCCGTACTTAGCTGTCGATGTCTTCCCGAGTGCCTTCCGGATCTCCAGCGCCCGCCGTACCTGCGCCGGCAGATCTCCGGACAGGAGCCTGTCAAGGTCATCCTTCCGGAGCGTATCTACCTTAACGCCCTGCTCTGCGAGCCACCCCTTGAGCTGTGAGAGGCTGTTCGGATTGGAGAGCCCGGTGATCTCCCGGGCCTCCTCCTGCAGCTCCTCGCGCTTCCTGGCGTCGAAGGCGACGATCTTCTCGACCATCGGAATGTCGATCCGGACGCCCCGGTCGTTCATCCTCTGGTCAAGGCACCAGAGCTCCTGCTCGCTCGGGACCAGCTTGTACAGCTTCTCCCGGATCGCCATTTCAGTGACGACGTCCTGGCTGTTGTACTTCTTGTACAGCTTCCACTTCTCCGGATCATGCTGCGGCAGGTTCCGCGTCCTTCCGCCGTTTGCCTTGGTAGGCTTGCACGGCTTCGAGAAGTATTGAATTAAGCTCTTGCCGACCGGGTCCTTGAGCTTTTCCTCCGGCAGGCCGAGCGCCATGCCGGCGCCTGCCAGGGATCCCGGCAGGCCGCACTCAAGTGCCATAATCATCGTGTCGGACCATTGTTCCGGCGGCATTGGTTTTCCGAGCCACTTCGCGAGGCAGTTCCGCTCAAACGCGGCGTTCCATGCCGTCTTGGTGACACCCGGATCAACGAGGGCGGTGGTAAGGTCCTCGTAATACCACGGGCATGCCTTAGCCCACGGCTCCGTGAGGTCGAGGACCTTCACAGGCCCGCCGTCCGCACTGTATCCGACGAGAAGGATCTCGAAGTCCGGGCTCTCCGCGTACTTATGGAGACCGCACTCCGCCAGGTCGACGGAGCTGTAGGTCTCTATATCGATACTCAGAGTCCGCATTTCTGATTTTCCTCCCAACGAAGAAATCCCGTGATGCTCTCAAGTGACTCCAGGACCGGGATCACGTCGCGCGTATTGTCGATCATCGCGACCCCGGCGCCCACGCCGCGCGCTGCCTCTTCTTCGGGCGGAGCCGCGATATAGGCGATGTTATCTGTGTTAAAGCACGCCCTTGGTCCGTCGACCGGCGTCAGATCGATCCAGCTCATCAGAAGTCCTCCTCGTCCTCATCGTCATCTTCGAAGCCGTCGCCGAAGTCGCTCTCAGCGGATGCCCTCGCAGCGCCCAGCGGTTCCCCGTCCTTAAGCTTCTGAATATTATTCAGTCCGACGCCGACGCCGCGGTTCCCGTTCGAGTCGTACGGGAAGAAGTTGATCGACGCGCGGCCCCAGCAGCCGCTATAGACCTCGTCCGGGTCAAGTATCTCGTTGAGGTCCTTGTCAACGATCCCGGGCTTCGTCTGGCTGTTGGCGTTGAGGAACATCATCCCGGTGTACTCAGGCGCCTCGTCCGCTCTTTCCTCGTCACCGTCACGAAGCGGCAGGTGCAGATTCTTCGGGAGCTTTCCGCCCCACTTGGAAGAGATGCCCTCCTGGACTGCTTCGTCCATCGCCTTCGTGAGCTTCGCAAGTCCTGCCTTGTCCGACTTAGGGATCAGCAGGCAGATCGAATACTTCGCGTCCTGCCCCTCGCGGAAGGCGCGAGACCTGAAAATGTTTACATAGCTGAATCTGACCTTGTTTGTGATAACCTTTGTTGCCATAATTTTTCTCCTTTGTTCATATAAAAATTCTTGGTATGCTTGCTCTGCCGCGTACTCGCCGCGGTCGAAGAGGCTCATTCTCCCGGCCCGAAAAGGTCTGCCTCGATCTCGGCCATGACCATGGTCAGTGTCAGCTCCTCAATAAGCAGCCTCATTTCGTTGTCTTTCTTATCATCCTGGTGCTCGCGAAGATACCGGACGAGGCCGTAGCTCCTCGGGTTCTTCACGATCTTCTTCCGGAACTCCTCTCTTGTGATTGTGATCTGATCCATGCTTACCTCCTTAGTCTGCGAAGTCTGCCTTCGCGCTCTCTGTTGTGTTGATTGCTTTTCTCTTATCTGACTCCGGCACGAGGACGGGCTTCCCCGCCGGCTTGACGATCAGGTCCCCGAGTACCTCCGTCAACTTCTTCTTACCAACGATCCGCTCCATCGCCGTGATCCCGTAGAGCTTGCGCTCATACAGCGCCGCCTCCGGCCATCCTGCTGCCTGCAGCGCCTCCGCGACCTTCAGATCGTCAGCATACTTCCGGACGCTCTTGCCCTCGACGAGTTTCCACCCGTCGAAGTGTTCACCGGCGAGCGCCTGCTCCAGGGCGTAGTCATGCACGTCCGAGGCCCACTTCTGCAGCTCGTCCGCGTGCCGCAGGACCTCGCCGATCTCGTCGGCGGTTAGAAGATCCGGCTTTCTAAACTCCATGCGGGCCAGTGCGAGATTTTTCTCTGCGCGGGTCCTGCAGAGGGCCTTCGCAGGGCACCAGCGGCACCAGTCTCCGCAGGCTGTGGGAGCGTTGTCTCCAATCGCGAGCTCCGCTGCTGGCCTTACTACTTCATCGGCCCATGTCTGCAGGTCCGCGAGGCTCAGCTCCTCGGAGCTTATGTGGTCCAGGCGCGGCTGGATGATCGTCATCCGCACGCGGTCGAAGTCATAGATGTCGCCGAAGAGCGCCGCGGCGCCCAGACCGTACAGCCGGAGCTGCGGGTTGCCCTCCGCTTCTACGCGGACCCCTTTTCCGTACTTCAGGTCAATCACTTCGATCGTGTTGCCGCCGATCACGACCGCGTCCGAGGTTCCGAAGCCTCCGGGGACCCAGTCGTCCAGACTGAAGTGCTGCTCGACCATCAGCTCTGCCGCCGGATCCAGCTGCCGCGCTTTGGCGTATATTTCCGCCACACGGTCCACGTAGGAGTCGGTCGCTTCGTCCATCTCTCCGCAGTAAAAACCAGACTTGTCCACCTCCTGGCACGTTTCCATGAGGAGCGCGGCTCCTTCACTGTCCGGCATACCATACGCTCGGAGTTTAGCTTCTGCCAGCGCGTGGGCTGCCGTTCCCTCGTCCGCATAGTCCGTGGACCCTGCCGGCGGGCACTGCTCTGCGAGCCGTATCGAACCGGGGCAGTTGATCCATCTCTCCGCCGCGCTGGGTGAGAGCTTCGCGTGTGCTTTAGACATGGTTCATGGCCTCCTTCGCCTTCTCCATCAATCCCGGCAGGGCTTCCAGCGGGACGTCTGTCAGGCGCTTGTAGCCGGTCTCCGCGATCAGGGCCTTCGCCGGGTTTCCAGTCTGCAGCTTGTTCAGCGCCGCGAGCGTCTTCCGCACTTCTGTGCGGTAGTCCTCGCTGATTTCCGGGGCCTCCTGCTTGGTTTCTTCAAAAGGCGCAGCTTCTACCGGGTCAGCCGGAAGCGGCTCTGCCGGGGCGATTTCTGCGGTTTTTTCGACCAGATCCTTCTGCTTTTCTCTTGCCTCTGCCAGGATCTGCGGCGTGAAGTTTGTGATCTCTGTCTTCACGGATCCGTCTACGACGACATACCTCAGAAATTCCTCCATGCTGTCAAAAGTTACTGTGATTTTCATGCTTCTTTCCTCCTTTTCTTTTCACGGCATACAAGATGCCGTATGGTGTCGCTCGTTGTGCCGAACTGCTTCGCGATGTACGCGTACGGGAGACCGTCCTCTCTCATTGAGAAGATCCTCGCCTTTTCCCCGTCTGTGAAGCTGTGGTGCCGGTTGACCTTTGGAACCTCTTTCCGGATCTTCACGATGTCCGTGACCGTTTTCTTCTCGCGGTAGGCCCTTGTTGGCTCCGGAGCCCTGGGGAGCGCTCTTATGATCGTCGCCATGTGTCACCTCCTTATCTGCTGAAATAATGAGCGCCGTGTTTGAAGGCCGGATCCCCGCAGCCGTATCCCGCCGCCGTAAAGTAGCGGATGCTGTAGTCGATCTGGTCGATCAGTTCCATGCTCACCGCGTCGAAGTCTTCCTGCGTAACCGTGTGGTAGGCGCGGGCGAGGGCGCCATTTCCTACCGGCGAAAACTGCCCCGGCTGGTATATTACGCCAGCGATCGTGTCCGGAAATTCTGGATCCGCGACGCGGTTGAGGACCACGTCCACGACGAGCCTCTTGCCCGTCAGATCTTGGTTGCCTGCTTCGGCCTCTACCAGGCAGGCCAGAAGCTGCAGTTCGGCCTCGTAGTCCTCCTGCGCCTCCGGCGGCTCTGGATCCGGAAGATCCACCCTATACGACTCCGCAGCCGGTCGCGGCAGCAGCTCGTGCGGCTCCGGTCTTGCCTCAGCCGCGTACACACTGATTGGCAGCCCGATCATAATCCCGATCAGGGCGCTCACTATTTTGCTTTTCATTCCATGACCTCCTTATTGCTTCCAGCGCTGCATATGCCAGCGCATCTAGTCTCTCTTGCTCCATCGTTTAGCTCCCTAAGCGATCCGCTTACTTTTTGCCTAAAAAAATATAGTCGGTCGTCGTTTTGTAATAATCGGCAAGCTTGGCTGCAATTTCTCCGCCTGGCACCCGCTGCCCGTTTTCGTATAGGCAGAGAGATGCGCGAGAGATGCCGAGCGCGTCGGCCACTACCTCCTGCGACTTGTCAAAGCCTCGCAGCTCGCGGAGCCTTCTTCCGATTGCTTCTGTGTTCAGTTCCATGTTTCACCTCCTTTCATACTGCAAAGTATCCGCCGGTGGAGTAGTCCCAGTCGATTCTGCCGTCCTGGTAGATCCCGACGCCATGGGCCTGAAACGTCCATCCGCTCCTCACGTTTTGCATGGTCGCAGCGTGCCCGTTTGAATATCTCGGAGCTTTCAGGCAGCGGAAGATCCCGCCGCCCTCATTCTCGTACACCTCGCCCTTCACGGGGTCGAAGCGTTTCCTGCTGTCTGCGTATTCCTTGGTCATGCCTTTGCCTCCTCCCGTTCCATCATCATGTCGTACAGCTTAGCCTTCAGCTTGATGATCTCCTGCTCCATCGCATCCGCTTTGTCTTCCTGCTCCCGGAACCGGTTCCAGTTTTCGATCGCACTGTTGTGGTACTCGATCTCCCTTTTGCTATTCTGCCGGGCCATTTCCTCAGCCTTCTCCAACTGATCCCGGAGTCTCTTGGTCTCGGCCTTTTCGATGATCAGAGATGCGTTTAACTTCTCGGCCCTCTGTTCTGCGTTCTGCCAGCGGTCGTTCATGCTGAGCGCGAAGTCGTTCCGGATATTCTCTTCTGCGTCGTCAAAACACCCTTCAAATGCGATCCCGATGTAGCTGTCCGCGCCTAGCCCCTCGACGATCTTCCTGATCTGTTCCAGTGCCTTCAATTCTTCCGCCTTTGTTGCCATCTTGCTGTCCTCCTTGTGCTTATCAATATAAGCGCTCCGCTTATTTACAATAGTAAACGATTTGTTTATAATTGTCAACAAGAAGATAATCATTTTATAAGGAGGCCGCCATGGAAATAAAGGATAGATTGAAAGCCCTCCGTAAGGAGGCAGGATATACCCAGCAGGAAGTCGCGGATCGTCTCGGCGTCAATCACGTGACGATCTCCGGGTATGAGCGCGGAGTCAGGAAGCCCGGATTCGCGGAAGCGGATCAGCTGGCGGATCTTTTCGACGTGAATTTAGAATATCTGCTCTGCTCGACCGATGTCCGCGGGCGTTACCCGCGCCACGGCGACCAACAGATCAGACTGTCGGAGAAGGATCTCGCCGTCCTTCGCGCTTATCAGGGCGCCGATGAGGCAACACGCAAGGCTGTGAGGGCTGTGCTTGGCATTATATAAGGAGGACATCATGAAAAAAGCATTAGTACTCTTACTTCTGGCAGGGATGCTGATCCCTGCCTGCGGAAAAAAGGAAGAACAGGCTCCCCTTGTGGAGCCTATCCCAGCGCAGGAGCAGGAAGCACCGGAGGCAGAGGACCCGGTCAAAGCGTTTGATGACGCCTTTGGCGTGTCCTATACCTTCGACAAGTCCGTCCGCAATGACACGACGGGCCGCTGGCGGATGATGCGATTCAGCGCCACGGGAGACTTTACCAAGTACGCCGCGCTTTATTATGCGGCTTACTTCGAGAGCGATGACGAGGTCCATGCGGTCGTCAACCTGCAGAACTGCACGTATATGCTCACCTGCAGCGGAGGCACGCTGTACATCGACCAGCACGCCTACGTGGACAAGGAAGAGCATGACGCGAAGGTCCTGGGAGGCGGCGAACTGCTCGCGCAGTATACTGTCGATCTCAAGACCGGCGAGGTGACGAAGCTGTGAGAGGCGTTATATATGCACGATACTCGGAAGGCCCGAGGCAGACGGATCAGTCCATCGAAGGACAGGTCGCAGACTGCCGGGCCTTTGCACAGCAGAAGGGCGTGGACATTATCGGCCTGTATGCGGACCGACACGTCTCCGGGAAGAGCGTGGACGGCCGGGACGAGTTTCAACGCATGATGCGGGACGCGGATCGTGGGCTCTTCGACGCGGTCATCGTGTGGAAAGTCGACCGCTTCGGACGGTCCCGTGAAGACATCGCGGTAAATAAGATCCGGCTGCGGAAGGCCGGCGTCGTGCTTATGTACGCGAAGGAGTCGATCCCGGAAGGCCCGGAAGGGATCCTGCTGGAGAGTCTGATGGAAGGGCTCGCGGAGTACTACTCCGCCGACCTTCGGCAGAAGATCATCCGCGGGCAGCGTGAGAGCGCGAAGAAGGGGAGGCTTTCCGCCGGAAGGCTCCCCACCGGATACAAAAGGGACGAGGCCGGCCACGTCGTAATCGACGAAGAAACGGCTCCGGCGATCCGGGAGCTCTTCCGCGCCCAGGCTGCCGGAGCAGGCGAGAAAGAAAAGATCGCGATCCTGAAAAAGCATGGGATCTCCTGCTACTCTTCCGCCACGGTCCACAGGATCCTCCGGAACGAGAGATACCTCGGGCGCTTTGAGCTGCACGGTGTCCCGATCGAGGCGCCGGCCATCATCGACGAGGACCTTTTTACAGCAGCGCAGGCCCGCTTTAAAACGACCAGGAACGCGGCAGGGAGGGCAAAAGTGCGGTATTTATTGAGTTGTAAGTGTTACTGCGGAAAATGCGGCCGGATGCTGACCGGCATGACCGGGACGGGAAAGTCCGGGAAGAAATATACTTATTACAATTGTTTGAATCACGACCTGAAGCCGATCGCTCGGGAGGAGCTGGAGGACGAGGTGATCCGGCACACGAGGCAGGACGTTCTCACGGATGAGGTGATCGGGAAGCTGGTCAGAAGGATCATGGAGATCCAGGAGGCGCAGGCGGATCACTCGGAAGAGCAGCGCCTGGCGAGCCACCTGAAGGATCTGCGGCGCCGGCGCGACAATGTGGCCAGGGCGATCGAGGACGGAGCCGACTCTCTGATCGGCAGGCTCCACGAGCTGGAGGAAGAGATCCGGACGGCGGAAGTTGATCTGGAAAAAGAAAAACTCCGGGACGCGATGGTCCCGGAGGGTTATATAAAAGAATGGCTTGAATCGTTCCGCGATGGCGACGTGTCCGATCCTGCCTTCCGGCAGCGGCTCGTGGACGCCTTCGTGGCCGAGGTTGTAGTGTCTGAGGAGGACATCGTGGTCCTCTATAACACGAAAGAAAAAGAGCCGGCGCGGTGTTCGCGTACGGCGCCAAAAATGGAATATGTGAGGGCGTATGCGAACTCCGGACCTGCCATCCTCGGCGGTTTCATTATACTACGGATCCGCCGAAGAATTGCGATAAATTAAAAACGGATATTCTGTAAATAAAAAAAAAATGGCCCTCCCGTGGGAAGGAGTCACCCACAGGAAGGCCCAAACAGGGAGGTTATGGCAGTTACTTTCTGAGATACTGCAGAGAGATCCAGCCGGGGACCGAGGCGAGCTTCCCCCAGCTGGCAAGCTCTTCTTCGATCGCAACGACGAGCCCCTTCGGGAGGACGAAGTTGTGGCCTCCGACCTGCAGGATCTCGCAGGCCGTTGACGGTCCGGTCCTGACGTTCAGCGCGGACGCTGTAACGATTCCGGCATAGCTGACCTGCTTCGGAGCGCTCTGCTGGTCGAAGCGCAGGAGCCCCTGCGTCTGCACGACCCCGTAGACATTGGTCACGTAGGCAGAGCTCGTCGCGTAGCCGTCTGCTTTGATCAGCTCCAGATAGTTCCAGGAGCTCGTCGCGTCCTTCAGGTTGCGGTAGCGGCTGTTCTGCTGGATGAACTCGAAGTACATCCGGACGCCGTCTTCCATGTCGCGCCCGATCGCGAAGCCGGAGCGCGTGCTTGTCAGGACCCCGGGCGTGTACTCTTCCTTCGTGGCAAGGTTCACGGCCTCCCGGCCGCAGCCCCTCCACCATTTGATTCCGAAGTAGTTATGCCACTTATAAGCGAGCGAGCTGGCTCCGTAGGCGCTCTCTATGCACGCCTGAGCTATAATTGCCGATGGGAACTTGTAGCCGTACATGGCCGCATATTTCTGCACGATCGGGCCGATCTGTGCTATGAAGTCCGCCGCGCTCATCCGAAGGTCTCCGTCTCTTCGGGTACTTCAGGGAGTCCCGCGAGGCTTGTCAGGATGGACAGGATCCCCGCAAGGACAGACGCGGAGATCACCGCGGTCCAGTCGACCTGGTTCATTACCACCGCGGTCCCGATCGTGGCGATCGCCGTCTGGCAGATCGTTTTCAGCGCGCGGATCCCTGCCGCGCGGATCCATTTCTCGTTAATCATTTTTCTCTTCCTCCATCCGCAGTATCTTCTGGTAAAGCTCTGTCGCGACGTCATTCCCGCCGAGGTTGTGATAGGCAGCATAGACCTTTTTCATGCTTTCCTTGGCGTAGATCGGGCAGAAGCCTTTATCCGTGTATTTGTTGTAATTGCTGACGATGCTCTCGCGGAGGAGGCTCTGCACCCCTTCCGCAATGGCGTCGTTCTTCACTCTTTCGGCTTTCAGCTGGGCCGCGACCGTACGATAGCCCCAGCCCAGGACCGCCAAAAGGGCGGCAAAAAGCCACTGCACCCAGTGGCTCGAGATGTATGCGATTATCTCCATCAGTTCGTGTGCTCCTCAATCCACGCCGTTGTAGCCGCTCTCCAGTAGGTGGGAACGTCTTCCAGCTTCCAGGCTTCCCCCGTCTTCGGGTTGATCACTCCGGTGACTATTTTCTTTCCATAAAATGCTGCCATGCTTTAGCCCTCCATCAATTCTGACACAGCGCCGCCGAGGTCGTCGATCGCGCCGTCCTGCAGGGCCTGAGACTCTTCAAGAGCATCCATGCGCTCCGTCAGCTTCTCGACGTCGGTCTTCTCGCGCAGGTGGATCCGGAGCTCGTAGCTGTTGATGGTCTCCTCGTCCGCGCCATAGATCGGGACCTCTTCAGTCCCGGCGAGGACGAGGTCAGAGAACACGGCGAGCTGTCCGCCGTCGTCCATCTGCAGCTCGATGTTCTTCAGGTTCGCCGGTGTCAACTTTGCCTCGTCGGCGTTGCACGCCTCAAGGGTATCACGAGGGCAAACGAAGTTGAGGCCGTTGTCGCTCTCGTATTTGATTTCTGAAAAGTCTGCAAGAATAATTTTCACGCTGTCATTTCCTCCTCGACTATGTAAATGTAAATGTCATGTTTAATTCGGCAAGTAAAAGAGTATTTCCCGCCACTGTGCTTGGAAGGTCAAATACAAAAGAAACATTTCCTGTCTGCTTATCAACGGAATTCACTGTGGCAGACTGTGCCGTTACTTGCCCAGATGCGCCACCAAAGAGATTGCCTCGGATAATTTTGATGGACACATTAGCCGCCGAAATTGGTTTGCCTAAGCAATAGAAAACATAACCTTGCGTGCCGCTTCCGGTGACTCTGCCGAAGCAACGTCCTACCTCTTGTGCGATGGTTACAGACTGCCCCGCACTCCACGTTGCTCCGACTTCTTGCCAATCTCCCCACGAAGTAGCACTACCATATAACTCTTTAACATAACGATGCTCTGCGCCTGTTTCCATGCGTGTTGCAATGACAAGTGCCGTTGTTTGGTTTATCTTTGTTATGTCATAATAGTAACTGTTCTGCGTGGGGCTTCCGACCGTTGTTGCGTCACTACCCGTTGACCAACGAAAAGACTTCCCTGTCGGCATACTAGCGACATAATCGACGAGTGACGTGGTAAGTCTGTTGCCAGAGCTTCCCCATGTCACCGCTCTGTTAATGTCTTCCGATAAACTCTTTATAGCAACTGCATCTGCGACGTACCGCCCCGCCGTGCTGACATTGGTCGACGTTGTCATCATCGCTTTGCTGACGAAGTTGTCCCGCAGATCCGAGAGGAACTTCTGGATCTTACCGAAGGCGACCTTCAGCGTCTCGCCGGCCGTGAGAGTCGGATAGCTTGCAGAGCTTGCCGTGATCTCGCTGAGCGTCAGGTCGCTCGCGTCTGTCACCTCTTCGCCGGGAGCGCCCTGCGGGATCACGAAGTCCAGGACCGGGGCTTCGTCTGTCCCGGAGTTCGTGACAGATGCCGGCGTTCCGTATGTCGCCGTGGTAGTGGTCCCGACCTGTACCGTTGCCGCCTGCCCGCGCGGCCCGGTCGCTCCCGTTTCGCCTGTGTCGCCCTTAGGTCCTTTTATGTTGCCGATTAATGTCCTGACTACACTCATGCCGCTCCATCCTCCGTGATAAAGTAAAGATTCCCAGTTTCTGTGTCATACTCGAACGCGTCGCTCATATCCGTCTGACTGACCGCGTAAAGATCCCCCGTCTCCTCGTCCACGTACATCGTGAAAAAGCCGGTGAGCGGCGTCGTGATGCCGCTGTCGCCCTTGTCGCCCTTCGGTATCCCGAAGTACATCACGCCGGTGTTCGGGTCGTAGGACGCTGTGGCGCCGGATCCTGCCGCGAGCGTAGTCGCTGTGGCGCTCATATCCTCCAGGGCCTCTGCAGCATCGTTCGCACGCTGTGCGGCCGTATTTGCTGCTGTTTTTGCGTCCTCTATGGACCCGTACAGAGCCTGCACGTTTGCGTCCGCGATCGTTGCCGCGTTCGCTGCGTTCGTCGCTGTTGTCGCTGCTTCCGCAGCCACCTCCGCGTTCTCCTGCGTCTGCGTGATGTAGCGGTCCAGGTTGGACGCGATCTCGACGGCCTGCTCGATCAGAGGGATCATCGTGTCCGAGATGATCGTGTCGTCTGTCAGCGCGGCCTCTTCCACCTGCAGGATAAAATTCGCGGATCCGACGACCTGCGTCCCGGCGCCGTTCCGGACCCGGAGCTCGCAGACCACTGCACCAGCGACCGCCGTCATCTGCGTCGTCAGATTGCAGACGACCGTGTTCCTGCTCACGCTGGAGGCTGAGTATGAGAAGCCGTGATTGTCCGGCTTGAGACCGTTGATCAGGACAGAGTCGCCCCCGGGGATGTTCCAGGGCGTGCCCCCGTCGTATAGGTCGAAGATCAGAGCCGCCGCGTCATTGTCGTACTGCGAGACGTGCACGACCGGCATGATCCCGCCGGGGCGTATGTCAAGCCTTGTCCTTTGTGTGATCATCTTTTCCCTCCTCCATGGCTGCTATCATCTGCTGATACCCGGCCGCGACTTCCTGCGCCCGGTCCTTCCGGACCTCCGCAAGGACCTCACAGAGGACGCCCTCCACGATGAAGGCCGGGATTCCCATCTGCCTGTACTTTTCGGCGAAGCCGGTCAGCTCCGCCCGCACGATGTCCGTCGTTACAGCCATCGGCATATTGCTGATATTAAGGTCCATATCATCCTCCTAAATCGTGGATAGCTTCCCACAGGTCTTCAATGTCTTGGCAATTAACCAGCCGGGTGCCGTTCATATCGATGCCCCATGTGGAGATTCCGTTCTCAAATTCTCCGGAGTCCATCGTGATCCTGCCGCCCCCGTTTATTGCGTCCACGTTGTGCAGGGAATAGTTTTCGCCATCCCAGCCTTTTATGTCTCCGTTGAGCCATAAGCCGCCGCCGATCCGGGCGCCGTTGGTCAGGATATTCCCGCCTCGCAGATAATTCGGGTTGTCTTCCAGGCCGCTCGACTCAGAATTGAAGTCAATCGCGCCGCCGCTTCCTATGTGCTTACTATCTTTAGCCCACAGGCCATACTGGGCTGTCTTTGTGCCGCCTCCATAGAAAAAGTACAAGCACCCGACTTCTGTCCGCCCGCTCTTGGATGCTCGGAAGCCCGTGCCACTTGTGCCGCCTTTGAAGCTTCCGAGAGCGATGCCGCTGTTGGATCCGATCCACAGGCCGTCTGCCGTGTCATTGAATCCTGTTTTTCCGCCTATGGACACCTCCCCCTGTGCGCTCACCTTGAATTTGTTGGAGACTGAGAGGCCGTTCGTTCCGAAGTAAAGCCCCGCACCGTTCCCCCAGGTCGCGTTACCTAGCCAGATGGACGTTGCCGTGACGTTCCACGGGCCGATCTTGCTGTTGTTGCCAGCCGTCAGTGTTCCGGAAACAGTCGCATTGCCCTTGGCGTCGACTTTGAACTTGTCAGTGATGGATAGGCCCGCGGTCCCGAAGTAGAGGCCTCCGGCGTTCCCGAAGCTCGCGTTCTTGTACCATATGGACGAGCCGGACACGTTCCACGGGCCGATCTTGCTGTCCGCGTTCGCTGTCAACTTTCCGGAGATCGTGACGTTCCCCTGTGAGTCGAGCTGGAAGTTGCCGGCAGTGATCCGGAGGGCCTTGTTCCCGAGCGTGATCGTCCCGTTATCGAGGTCGATGGCCATCGCCCCCGGCGTGACGCTGGTGATCTTTCCCGTGCGGACCCTGTTTGCGCTCATGGAGCCGGCCGTGATGACGTCCGCGATGAGATGCCCGCCTGTAACATCGTCGAAGACGAACGCGTTCGTATACCGGCCATTTATGCCCGTTTTTGAGAAGCCGAAACCTGCAGAGTTGAACCGCATGACTCTCGTCGCCTGCTCGACGTCCTGCGTCCCGTCCAGGAAGACGAGCTCCTTCCAGCTGCCGTCCGGGTTCCTTATAATCCGGCAGTAGCTGTTCGCGCTCGTCAGCCATCCGGTCGCGAGGTCGATCTCGGAGTCCAGGATCTGCTGGAAGGCGCTGTTCGGGCTCTCGATCTCTTCCGCGATCCTCGTCACGCTGTTCGTGATCTTCTGCGGAGCGCTGTCGAAGATGACCTCGTTCCGCTCGGGATAATACGGATACTCGTGCCGCTCGATGACCTGATAATTGACCGATGTCCCCTTCGTATCGTCGACCAGCATCGCGACAGTCAGGAGACCGAAGTCGAGGGCACCATATTTCTCCGGGTTGGTCGCCTGCAGGTCTACGATCGCGCAGTCGTATGTCCGGACCGGCTTCGCCATCTGAGCGAGCCGCGCCTTTGCGTCGTCGTAAAGGTTCTGGACGACGGTGTAGCGTTCGTCCTTCCAGTAGGCGCTGATGATCTTGTCGCTGTAGGTGTGGTCGTCCACGTAGGGCACGCCGCCGGTCTTGCTCGTTATGGTCAGGCCGTCTTTGCCGTAGGCGTAGAGGCGCGTCGCGAAGTCGATGCTCTTCCCCTTGTAGTTGATCTCTTTGAGGTTGAGCTCGCGCGTCGCGAAGGCGCCGACCGGCTGCCCTATCGTCTGCGGGAAGATCGTCACGGTCTTGAGCTTGTTGTCCCACCTGATATAGACCCGGAAGGTGTCCCTGCAGGCCTCACAGATCTGCAGCGCCGTATACTCTCCGGAGATCGTCCTGCGCTGGGTGTATAGCGCGCGGTCGTAGACCGTCCACCCGGCAGGCGCGATCGCCTCGATCGTCTGGAGGCAGGTCTTGCTTCCGGAGTCATAGCCGACGTACATCGCGCTCTTCCAGGCGTCGAGGTCGAGCTGGCAGATGACCTTTGCCCGTGTCGCTCCCGCGTCGATCTGTTTGACCAGGTACGTCTGCCCGGCCCTGTCTGTGATCTGTTCTTCTTCCTGCAGCATCGCGTAGATCGGATCGTGGACCGAGATTTCGAAGATGACCTCGTCCAGTCCGCTCACGAGCTGCCGCACGTAGTAGTCGTCGACCTGCAGCGGATAGCTGCTGCCGTTGTGATAAAGTGTCAGCACTTCCGCGCCTCCTTAGATATAAGTCGGATAATATTCGACGGTCAGCGTCTCCGGACAACTTAGCACGTTCTCGCCGGGCACGAGCGCTGGCAGGTGCATGAAGCTCATGTTCCCGGCGCACGGCGATCCGTTCTGCAGGATCCGGCCGTCGATGCCGTCCACGACGAGCACGTCGCCCTTCTTGACGTCGGTGATCGTGACCGTGTCGATCGTGAGGCTCGTGTAGGCCTTTGACGCGGTGCAGGTCAGCCGGCACGACGTATGCGGGATCGTGGACGTGCAGACCACTGTGTTGCCCATTGCCGTGACGAGCGGATCATGGCAGATGCCGCGGAAGGTGTAGGAGCACAGAGCGATCAGCTGATTGCTCTGGACGCCCAGGATCTGCAACTCTCCCGACGTGCTGAGAATTGCTTCGTAATGCAGGCCGTCCGGCAGGAGCAGGTCAAGCTTGCCGACCATGAGGCCGTCAATCCGGCTCTTCGCGAGCGTGATCTCGCGGCGGGTCTTCGCTGTGTAGAAAAGGTTGACCGCGATCTCTCTCATTCCGAAGACAGAGCTCAGGACGTTGAAGCTGGTCCGGTTCCGCCCCTGGAAGACGTCGTTCGTGACCTCGGTCGGCCCGACCTTGTACGACTCGACGATCACGCCGAGCTTCGCCAGGTCTGTATCATTGACGCACATCGAGGCGTCCTGGATATATCGTTCCCTCATATCAGCGCGCCTCCCACGCCAGCTGCTCGTTCATGTACCACGCGGATCCGCGTGCGATCTCTCTGCCGTCCAGCATGACCGGGACCGTGATCTCGGTACTGCTTGCAGCGCTGATCGAAGCGCCCAGGCTCTGCGCATAGCCGGAGAGATCCGGCAGGTCATAGTCGACGCCGACCGAGAGAGCCTGGAAGGCCTGATCGGCGAGCGACGTCATGCTGTCCTCGACCTCCTCCGCGCCATCGTCAATTCCCCGCGCCATGCCCGCCGGGATCTGCTTACCTATCTGCTCGCGCATAAGCTTCGACGGGCTGGAGATCCCGAGGAAATTCTTCGCGGCGTTGAAGGCGCTCTTCGCAGCGTTCACGGCTGCGTCTCTGATAACGTCGAGCGCTCCGCTTATGCCGTTCGCGACGCCCTTGATAATGTTCAGGCCGATGTCAGCCCAGTCGACATCAAGTAAGGCCCTGCCCAGGCTCGCGACTATCTTACCGGCCGCGATGATGATCTTCGGGATCGCCTCGATCAGGCCGGCGATCAGCTTTCCGAGGAGTTCCGCGCCCTTTGCGACGATCTCCGGACCGCGCTCCATGATGTACTGGCCGAGCGCTGTGACGATCTTCAGGGCCGCGTCAATCAGCTGAGGCGCTGCGTTGATCAGTCCCTCCACGAGGACCATGAGGACCTTTACAGCTGTGTCAATGATCAGCGGGAAATTGTTCGCGATATAGTCTACCAGCGTCACTACGATGTCAACGGCTGCCTGCGCAAGCTGTGGAAGTGCCTGCAGCACTCCTGTGACGATGGACCCGAGGATCCTGATACCGGCGTCCAGCATCTTCGGCAGCATATCGAGGATCTTCTGCAGCGCCTTCGAGGCGAAGTCGCTGATCGCGTTCACGGCGCCGTCCCAGTCGCCCTTCTGCAGGGCCGATGCAACTTCTCCAAGGCCTTCGGAGGCCATGTCGACAAACTCTTTCAGCGTAGGAGCGAGCGCGTCGGAGATCGCGATCTGTACGCCCTCCAGGGCGCTCTGGAAGAGCGTGATGCTGCCCTGCAGGTTGTCGAGCTGTGTGTCGGCCATCGCCTGCGCAGCTCCGGTCGTTTCATAGAAGGCCTTACCAAGAGCGTCGAGATCGCCTCCGAGAGCGTCCACAACGTCTTCGAAGCTGACGCCTGCGTCTGCAGCCTCCCAAATGTAGTCTGCGAAGGCGTCCGCGTCTCCCTGGCTGTACTTCAGGATGTCATAAAAGTCTTCCGTGCTGATCCCGAGTGCTCCGACTCTCGTGGCAAGCTCCTCGGTGCTCGTACCAATTCCTGCCAAGGCTTCGTCCAGAGACTCGCTGGTCATCCAGGCGCCGTCGATCTCCATCGAGAGTTCCTGGAAGCGTTCCGCGCTTGTGCCGAGCATAGCGTTGACGCTCTTCAGGTCGACCTTGTTGAAGATCTTGTTCAGGACCTCGGTCCGTTCCTGATCCGTCATGGAGTCGAGCGTGTCGCCGAGGTCCAAGAAGATCTCATTGAGCGGCCGCATCTTTCCTTCGGCGTCGAAAACCTCAAGGCCGAGGGCTGAGATTGCTTCTCCGGCTTTATCTGTTGGCGCCGAAAGGCTCAGGATCATGTTCCGGAGGGCCGTGCCGCCTTCTGATCCTTTGACGCCGTTGTCGGCCAGGACGCCGAGGGCCATCGAGAGCTCTGTGGTGCCTCCCTGCAGCATCTTGGCTGTGCCGCCGACCGTCAGGATCGCCTCGCCCAGCTGAGCGACCGAGGTGTTTGATTTGGACGACGCCTTCGCCATCTGGTCGACCATGAGGCTCGTCTCGTCGAGGCTCAGCCCGAGGGCGGAGCTTGCGTCCGTGACCATGTCTGACGCCGCGGCGAGATCGATCCCGCCTGCCGCTGCAAGGTTCAGGACGTTAGGCAGCATCTCCATCGAGGTCTCTGCGTCATAGCCGGCGAGAGCCATGTAGTTCAGGGCGTCCGCAGCCTGCGTCGCGCTGAACGCTGTCTTCGCACCCATCTCCTGCGCGAAGGCGCGCAGGTCCTGGATCTGATCGACCGTGGTGCCCATAGTCGCGGCGACCTGGCTCATGGAGGCGTCGAAGCTCATGCCAGTCTGTACCGCATCGGTCGCGAAGCCGACCGCGGCCTTCCCTGCATCAACGAACGCGTGGCCGACGTCCTTCAGGACCTCATAACCGAACTGCTTGTTCAGCTTTCCACCGAGGGCGTCCAGCTTAGAAGAGATCGCGCTCTCGGTGCTTCCTATGCTTTTGTCCAGGCCGCTGTTATCCAGCTCAACCTGGTATTTTACGCTTCCAACATCAGGCATTTTTCTTCACCGCCCTCGCGCTTAGCATCTTGTACAGCCGCTCCAGTCCTTCCTGGAACGACGTCTCGCTGCCGCGGAGCGCGTAGAGCGCCTTCAGGCGGGTGAGGTCAGCGATCTGTTTGGAGTTGTATTTTGTAGGAGCAGGAATATCCGCTGCGCGGATCCCGATGATCTCCATCATTTTCGTATCTTTCGGCAGCCCCTCCAGGAGCGCCCGGAAGCGCACGATGTGGATCGTTTTGTCCTCGTACAGGTTGATACCGTAGGCCTGCTGGAAGCCGGCGCAGATGTAGCCCCAGTCCTGCTCGATGTCCATCAGCTTCCGGTCTTGCTGCTGTCGAGGCCGGCCGTCCTTTACGAGGTCAAATATCAGGCTCAGGAGTTCCGGGTCATCCGGGTGTCGGTCCAGCACGAGGATCGCGAGCGCCGTTTCGAGCTTGATGTCCGGCGTCAGCCTGTCGTCTGCAAGCGCATCCGCAGCCGCAAAAAATGAGGCATAGGACAGGTCCAGCCGGTACGCCCTGCCGTCGTACTCTACCTCGTCCGGGAGCGTATCGTAGGGCCTCATTTAGCCCATTTTTTGGCGGAGTACCGGCCCGCGATCTGCTTCTGCGAGTCTCTGATCGCCGGCACGATGACGTCCTGCAGGAACGGAACGAAGTCTGCCAGCATTTCCGCGTGATTGCCGTCGTAAAAGTCAACGATCCGGGCTGTCTGGTCATCACCGAAGAGCAGCACGAAAAGGTTCAGGACCGCCTTCCCGAGGGCCGCATATGCGAGGCCCATGTTGTCCGTATTCAGACCGCCGTCTGCCTTGAGCTTCTTCAGTTCGTCCTCCGCTTCTTTGATCTTCTGCACGGCTCCCGTGTAGCGCGTCATGATCTGGTGGACATCAATGTCAACGGAGACGGTCATTTCCTTGTCGCCGTCTCTTACTGTCAGTTCTTCCCGCACGTGCGGGCGTCTATTAATCTCGTAAGCCATCTGTCTCCCTCCTCATACTGAAAAAAGCGGACCGCTGTGACACGATCCGCCCCTGATTTGTGCTGCCTTAGGGCTCAAGTCGCCCATGCGTCGCCCTGGAAGGGCGCGCCGTTGAAACGTACCTCTACACTGCAGGTGCTGGCGTCATTGACCGCTCCGGAAATGTCGGTCATATTGCACAGCGTCACGTTCGCGCTGATCAGCGTCTCCGTGGTGCCGTCGTCGCCGGTCCTCTTCATGCGGAAGTGCGTGTCACGGTTGCCCATGAGGTCGTACTTCTTGCCGAAGATGTAGTCCTGCGCCGTGTCGCCGTAGATCCGGCGGCCGGACAGTGTGATGGTCGGCGCGATGCCGGTCACGTAGTTCGCCGGATAGCCATTGCCGCAGAGGAAGAAGTACTGCTGTACGGTCTCGTTCAGCGCCTCGGTGATGTTTTCAAAACCTGCGCAGATCACTGCCCAGGTTGGTGTAGTCGCCTCCGGTGTGGTGTCGATCTCTGCGCTATAGGTATACAGCGGAGCGACTTCCGGCTTGGTATAATTTTTGATGTCTGCTGCTGTAGGCATTTTTACCTCCAATAAAAATCAATCTCGAACGAGCTGCCGGCGATCCACTGGTTGTTCTGCTCCCGACCGATGATGCTCGGCGCGGCAGTAGTCCTCACGGCGATCACCTGCACGTCCTCAGTGTCGAGATCCGTGTGGTCGTGTTCCTTTGTCAGCCGGACGTGGATCGCCGTCAGGGCGTCCAGGAGCGTCTGCTGGTTGGTGTGCTTGCCGTTGAGCAGGACCGGCAGCGTATACAGCTTGCCGACGTCCAGGTGGTCCTCTGTCGCGAAGCCTCCGTTCTGGATCATACAGATCCCGTTCTCCGGCGGATCGGATCCATACACGATGGACGCGTACGGCGCTGTGGTCTCCGCCACCGTGGCGACGTTCTCCATGATCTCAGAAATAAAACTCACTTCAGTGCCTCCGTAAATGCTTTCTGCGCGATCTTTCGCCAGTTGTCCTGCTTGGCCGCTTTGGCCTTGTCGACCCACTGCGTACCGGTGCCCGGCGTCGTGTAGTGCTTGACGCGGTGCGTCCCGTCTGCGCGTACGCCGAACCATTGATAAAGCGCGTAAACAGTGTCCCACACGAGGTAGAACCGACCGCTCTCGCCCTTCTCAACTTTGCCGGATTCCCGCAAGTGCCCAGCGGATTGAGACGACCCGGCAGAGTATGGCACGTACTTCTCGCTGTCCGCGAGCATCTGCTCCGCCAGCGCGTAGGCCGCGACATCTTTCGCCTTATTGATCGCCCCGATCCATTTTGCCTTGTCGGTTTTAACAATCACTGCCATCAGATCAGCTCCAGCTCCCAGTGATGCCGCCGCGTGGCAGGCACGTCCGGGAGGTCGTCCACTATGAGGACGGCGTAGTCGCCGACCTCGGTCCCTGCTGCGTCATAGACCTTCACCCGCATCGTGTCCCCTGCCTCCAGCGACTGCTGCTGCAGCGCGTAAAGGTCGAGGACCGGAAGGCTCCGACGGGCGTCCACGAAGAGAATCCCGCGCAGCTGCACCTCCGTGTTATCTGAGCCCTTGCGGACGTCGTTCGACGACTGCAGGTGCACGTTCTTCACTGTGTACTCGGTGTAGGTCTTGTTCTGGTATCGGTCCATGCTGGTCACGACCGAGAAGACGGCCGTGTCGTGCAGCATCCGGGCCGGGATAGGCGCCAGGCTCATAAGAACCACCCCCAGTACTGCGGAGGCAGGCCTTCGACCTGCACAGCGGGATTGATCAGACCGGTCCGCTCCAGGTAGGTGTAGACCGCCGGCGCGATCATGGACCGCGATCCGGAGGCTGCCGCCGAGCTGCTGCCGTTGTTCACGGACACTTTCCCGACGGTAAAGCCGCCGCCTGCTTCCTTGCCGTAGACCGCGACGCCGATCCCGTACTCAGCAAAGTACTCGATCTGCGCGCAGATGGCCTTCTTCACAGCCGTCTGCAGTTCCTCAGCGAGCTGTCCCGCTTCCGCTTCCGTCCGACCGATCAGGCCGAGGATCAACTCCTCGGCCCTCAGCTCGTACCGCGGGAAGGAGTCCTCAGCGATCGGTTCCCCCAGGAAGGTCTCCTGGTAATATTCAAGAGTGACGAGCGCCATTTGCTCCCTCCCTTCCTACTCAGGCGGCGATGTTCGCCCTGATGCCTGCCGTCCTCTTCGTGAGGTTGAAGACATCATAGTAGTAAGATTCGTAGTACACGTTCTTGCCCTTGGTCGCTGCGGAAGGCGGGGAGATCATGGAGACCTCATACACGACCGGAGCGATGACCGCCAGCGGATCCACCATGATCAGGTTGATCTGCTTTGCCGCCGCCGTCGCGACGAAGCCGTCGGTGAAGTTGTACGCGCTCTGCATGAGATCGCTCGGGACCTCTACGATGCGGACACCATCCAGCTTCGCGATGTTCCTGTCGACCGCCTGGATGCCGTTCGCGACTTCCAGGAAGCGCGTGATGCCGGCCGCCTGCTTCAGGAGCTTGTAGGTCGCGGGCGTCACGTAGCAGATGACTCTGTCGCGATTGACGCGGGCGTTCGTCATTGCTTCCAGATAGTCGTCCCACTTGCTGAGGATGTTAGCCGCGGTGAGCGCGGTGCTGTCAGCGGTGGAAGCGGCGGTCGAGAAGGCGCCGAGCTTGCTGGCCATGTAAGCGTCCATCTCCGGGATCTTCTGGAACTCGTTGAAGGTCCTCGTGACGTTCGCGATCGTGGCGACCTCGTTCGTCTCGACGATGTCCATCTCGTCGAGGATGGTGTCCCACTCTCTGTACATGGTCATGACCTTCGGCTCCCAGGTAAGGTTGAACTTACGGGAGAACTGGCCGTTCATGTTGTCACGATCGACGGCATGAGCGCCTGCGACTTCCATGGACGGGATCATGATGCTGTTGGCATTGATCGGGCGGAAGCGCTGGCTGTTCTGGGATCCCCAGATGTCTCCAAAGTAGGAGAGATAGGGATAAGCGTTTGCGAGTTCGCGGCCGTACTGGACCGCATAGTTGATTGCACTAGGCGTGAAAGGCATAATTTTCCTCCTTATGCTTTACCGAAGCCCCACACGTCAGCGAAGCTCGGCGCCTTGTCGCCCTTCGGAACGCTTCCTCCGGTCGGCGCGCCGAACTGTGGCTTCGGTGGTTCTTCTTTCTCTTCTTCTGCTGCTGTGAACAGGTCCGGCATGGTGCCCTTGATCGCGGTCAGCTGTTCTGCGTAGGGCTTGTGCCCTTCCTCGTGGTCCAGCTGCCCCCAGATCATGTCCTTGTACGGTGCCTTGACTTCCGCGAAGTCTGAACCGCTGAAGGCTTCCAGCTTCGCCGCTTTAGCTGCGAGCTGCAGATAAGCTTCCGACTTCGTCGGGTCCTGCTCCGGGATCGCGGCCTTCGCCGCTTCGACTGCGGCTTCGCTGTCGCTCTTTGTGACGTAGTTCGCCGCCAGAGACCGGCCTGCCTCGGTCATGATCCACTCGATCTGCTCGTCGCTGAGTCCTTTTGCCTTGAGATCTGCTCGTTTAAAAAGTGCCATTTTTCCATCTCCTTTTCCGGCCCGATGCGGCCGCGCTGTGTCTTTTACCGCGTGACTTCACTCCGCGATAGGCATGAAAAAAGCGCCCCGTGGGCGCTTCATTCGTCTTCTTCGTCTGCGTCGGATGCTCCGACGCTTTCATCCAGTCGGGCGACCGCCTGCTGCAGGATAGTCTTCGCCGCATCCCGCAGGGCCTTCCGGCTTGCCTCGTCTTCTGCTCGCAGAGCGTTCTCTACGATGCCGCCGGCGGCTCTGATCATGTCACCGACTTCCCAGGCTTCCTGGTTCTTCTGTTCATTTTCGGGCATTGGTCTTGCCTCCCTTCTTCGGTGCCGGCTTCTCTTCTGCGGCCGGCTTCTTCTCTTCAGGCTCCGCAGCTGCCACGGGCTCCGGGACGATAGCCCCGCACAGTCCGCAGACTCTGTGGCCGTTTTTGATGGAGACGAACGCCTCCGGGTGTTTACATTCCATCGTTGTCCTCCTTCTTGGCATAATAAAAGCGCCGGATCTCTCCGACGCTTGGTAGCACGTTCTATCTGGTTTTTAATACACAAAATCCGGATCATACCGGTCGACCGTCTGCCTCTGGTCCTTTTCAATCAGCCCGCGGACGTCTTTGATCGTTTCGCTCGGCGAGGATCCGAAGCCGATCTGGAAGACGTAGGGCTCCCCGAAGTGGGCTTCGTAGTCGGCGAGAGCTCTTTCAAGGGCCTGCTCTTCTGCTGTTCTTTTTGCCGGTTTTTTGTCAAACTTCATCCTGCAGCATCTCCATAAATATCTTATACGACTCAGGGAAAAATTCTTTAATCACGGACAGCGACTCGTTTTTCGTTGCCGTCGCGGAGTACATTTCTGCGAAGGCTTCCATAGCCAGGCGGCTTGTGCCTTCTTCTAGCTTCCAGTAGTCCGCGCCGTGCCCGACCCCGAACGGATAAGAAATATTGTACTCGTTGCTCATATACTGGTCGTACATATCCGAAACGTCCGACCGCTGGTATATAGTATACGATGAATTTACATAATCCGCAAACTGTTTCCCGGTGTCCTCCTGCTTCATTGCCCGCTTTATGATGCTGCGGGCGTCAGCCTGCACGCTCTCGTTGTCTCTTAGATATTTGTCAAAGAGCTCGCGGTAGCGCTCCTCCGGCGCGTCCATGAGTCCGGACCTGATTGACCTGTACTCGTCAGAGCCCATGGCATGACGAAGCGCCTGCCGTATATAAGACCGCATCCCGATCCCGTATTCACCGTCCTGCTCCTTCTTTATCAGATCATAAGGATCCGAAGACGCCCCGGTCTTATGAACGAAGAAGTCGACGACATTCTTTTCGCACTCTTCCTGCAGCTTTTTACCAAAGGCTCCGTCCTTGTACGTGACCGAGCGGAACTGGTAGCCGGGCGCCATGAGATAGTCAATATTGTGACCGTACTCGTGGAAGTATACCACGTATTCTTCCTGATAACTGCTGCGGCCAAAGGCCTTCGCCTCGTTCTCGTAATGGGTCGCGCCATCCGACGGATCAAAGTGAGCGCCAGAGCTCAGGTCAAACTTCGGAGCCTGCAGCCTATCGCTGACGGCGTTCCACGCGTCTCTGATCTCCTTTGGAGCCTTCTCCAGTCGTTCTGTCACGCCCATGCGGCGCTCGTCATTAAGACCGCTCACCGCAGGTCCGAAGTCGGGTCCGCTTCGCGCTTTGACGGCCTCCGTCTGCAGCGGCTTCGCCGTTCCGATCTGCTCCCGGTCATACCTCCGGGCCCTTCCGGTCTCGTTGATGTATGCCCTCATGCGGGCCTGCTCCTGCGCGACTCTCTGCTTCGCCGCTTTGATGGCCTCGCCGTCGCCGGTTGCCTTTGCGATCTCCAGCTCGCGCTTCGCCTCGCGGATGTCGCGCTCGTACTGCCGCTGCTTCTGGCTCTCTTCGTACTCCTTCGCGTTCTCTTCCGGAGTCTGCGTCGGCCCTTCCTGAAGGAAACTGAAGCCGGAGATCATCGGGATCGGGTGGTGCCCGCAGTTTATCCCGAATATGCCGGCGGCCTCGCCGTAGGACGTGTCGCGGATGTCCTGGTACTGGTGCGGCTTGCCGTCACCGTCCACGAAGACACCAGAACCGCTCCACGAGTACAGCCCGCCCTGGTACGGAGCGCACAGCGGACGCGCTCCCGGGTGGGAGCTGATCTGGAAGACGTCGCCGCCGCCAAACTCCTGCTGCCGGGTCTTGATCGACTCGATCGCCGCGTTGTGGGCCGTCGTCCTGACGACCATCGCCGCGTAGGCTTCCGGCTGCCAATGGCGCCCGGCGCGGTCCACGAAGCCCGTAAGCCCCGTCCGTGACAGGTCGTTCATCGCCTTCCGGATCGCCCTCGTGCGCGTCTCTGCTCCAGTCGTCACAGAGAAGGCCTGCGTCTCGAGGATCTGCTTCGCCTCTTCCAGCTGTTCTTCTGTCGCGACCTGCTGCACGGCCTTCTGGTAAGCTTGCCGCGTGCTCTCGAGCATTGTCGCGTTCGTCAGGTTCATCTTGTCGATGGCCTGCTCGCTGAAGGCACGGACCATGCGCCGGATCTCCGGGGAGGTCGTCGAGCTGTTCCCCGGATCCTGCAGGAGGCCCTTCTCCGCGGCTTCCCTCAGCTGCGGATCTATGTCCAGGCACGCCTTCTCGCTTACCTGCAGGAAGGCCTTCTCGACCTCCTCCGGCAGCATCCCGGTGTTCTTTGCAATGATCTCGACGCTCTCCTTCGTGAGCGCTCCAAGCTCCGAGAGCTTCTTGATCTCCCAGTAGCGGGTCCGCTCCCATCCGGAGACCTTGAAGTGTGTCGCGATATTGATCAGAAGCTCATCGACGGTCCTCTGGTAGATCTGCTCGATCGGCTCCGAGATCTCCAGAATGTCCTTCGGAGTCAGCTGTGCCATCGTTCTTTCCTTTGTGCCCCGGCTTAACCGGCAGCCGGGGAGAGGCTACTCACAGCTTACCCGGGCAGCTGCTTTCGTTCGTATCATTCCGCTCCGTTGTAGTCCATCACGTCAAGGCGCGGGAGCGTGACGCTGTTCTCCTGCGCGATCCGCTGGAGCTCCGCGTCTGC